CTTTGCAGCCGATTGCGTGATCCCGCGGTACGGTCGATCCTGCGGCATGATTTCCTAGTCGATTGCCGAAAGCGAGATAGTCTGGTTTGCCCCGATCTGAAGCGTCACGTCATCCAGGTCGCATTGCTCTAGGTCGATGCCGTTAGTCCACGTAACCGTAGCGTTCGGGTCGTATAGGAACGTGCCGGCGTACACGTTCGCATTCGCCACGGTCCGGGCGTTGCTGTCGCGACGAAAGTCTAGCGTCGATGCACTTAGGACGTTGACCGTCGTGGCCGCTCCACTGCTGTCGTAGAAACACGTAGCACCGTCGGTCAGGTTCAGCGTCACCGGAATCGCAGCCCCACCGATCGTCAGGGTTGCCCCACGGACAGTGATGGTCGTTGCATCGCATTCTATGTCAACGCTGCCGGCCGTCTGATCAAGCGTAGTAATCGTGCTAGCACCCGAGCCAATCTGCACGTTGGAATCGCTTGATGGCGTAGTCGTGTACGTGACGTTCACGACGTTGACCTCTGCGGACTCCCCCGCGAAGAACGCCACGCCCACTGTGCCGCGATTGACGTTCAGGGTCGTGGTGTTTGCTCCGTTGGTGCCAGTCGTAATCAGCAGCGGCGGCACACCGTCTTCTGCGGCTACTCCCGTCTTGTAAACGCTGATCGTCAGGTTGCCTGCTAGGATGCCAGTCCCCAGCTTGATCCGCCCGCTGCCGTCGCCTGCCCCTTCACCGATCTTGACCGATGTGACAGCCGTTTTCAGGTCAAGCTCCGTCGGTAGGTACTCGGCATAACCTCCGCTGTTATCGCGAGGCAATCCGATGTGCCCAGTGAAGTTTGCCTTGACCGCTAGGCTGCTGATCGCGTTTGCTTGATCTAGTCCGTACAGGCAAGACGTGGTCGAATTCTCGAAGACCACATCATCACCACCGGCTGGCACGGCGCCAGAACTCCAGTTGTCGGCATTGTCCCAACTATTCGGACTGCTAATTGCCGTGACCGATGCCTTTACGAAGGTCTGGTCATCGGCCGCCCCGCCTCCGGCTTCAGTTGTCGATACGGTAATCGTGAACGGTACTCCCGCCGTTACGGCCGTAAAGGTAATGTGCGTCGTATCGTCGGTTGCCGTAATCGTGCTGGCTTCGGGGAGCCCTGAAGCGTCCCATGCGGCTTTGACGGCGGCCGTTACATCGGCCACGGTAGTTCCACCGGCTATAGCGCTAACGTCTTTTCCATTGATCGTGACAATGAAGACGTCGTCGGCTTCAATCGTGCCGCCTGGCGTGGCCTTGTCGACTTGCTTGATCGACGCCGCGCCGCCTTCCCACACTACTGTGGCCATGATCGGTCCTTTCTGTTTCCTTTATGTTGCCCGGCTAAGGTAGCATCAGCGGCGCAAATGGCCGTTGCTTGTATAGCGTGAATTCGATCCAGGTAGCGCCGATGATGTCACTGGGATCGTACAATGTGCCGTCCATGTTCAGCTTCACCTTGCCGCCGGTCGCGACTTTGGCGTCATCCTTTGCCAGGATAATGTTTCCGTTGGCGTCCTTGTACTTCGTGCCGACGTTCAAGACCCGCTTCGGTATCCAGAGTTCGTCGTCGATCTCGAACGTGTAGACGGTCTTCCAGAACCCTTGCCCATTCTCCTCCTCTTGGGTCGCCTTGATCCCGTTGATCTTGACTTCGCTCACGCCGAAGAAAAACCACGGGTCAGTATTGACAGAGTTGATATACGACTTGGCAGTCACTGGATGAAACGCCTGTTCGTTCCGCGTGATCGTCAACACCAGGTTTGACACCGGCATCGGCGGCGGCGGGTTGAACAGTTCGCCGATGCCGTTCACGAAAGGCTTGCCGGCTTCTTGTTGGAATGGTTTCTTTGACCTGTCAAAGTGTTCCGTCTTCGTATACTTCGCCGTCGACCACGCCAGCACCGGCGGCCGATCCAGCGGGTTGCCTTCTTCCGGCTTGCCGTGATTCGTCGAATAGGTACAGGTTACGTCCCACAGAAACAAGTCGACTTGGTCGACACTGATGTTGGTGCAGCGTGCCGCCGTGTCGCCGTTACCGCGTACAGAGTAGACGGAACCGTATTTCGGCGTTCGGTAATCCCGGCGTACAACTGAAGCGTCGTCGTCGGCTCTGGTCGTCTTGGCAACCATCTGCCGAACGTACGTTGTCTCGCCTCTGGCTTGAGACGTTGACGTACCGTCGAATCGATCGCGGATGTACTTGACGCCCATCGTCTATTCCTCTTCGACTTCCATGGCTTCGCCGGGGTCGCGGGTGTTCTCTTCGATCTGTTCTTGCACTTTCAATTGGTCGTGCATGACCATTTGACTTGTACTCGCGGCGGACGCAATCGCCGACGCAGCACCGGCACTCCCGGCTAGCAGTGCGGGAACCGGAGTCAATGCAGCACCGCCAGCCGGTGCCCGTCCGTCGTCGTACCGCTCCAAGCTCTTTCTTAGTCGCCATTTCATTCGCATCGCCGCGGCCGCTTCTGATGGCATCCTTGTCTTCCCGAAGTCGATCACGTCCTGCGTGGCCTCTTCACGCAATTGCTTCATCGCGCTAGCGTAGTCTCTCGTTAAGTTGCGCAGGTCCTGCGACACGTCGCCAGCAACCGGTACGTGTCGCCACAGAAGTTTATGTTGTAGCTCTATCAGTTTCGCAAAGCCGGTGACGATTTGCTCAAGTGCCCACAGCACGGCGACCTTCAGTTGCTTAAATAAGCTAGTTGCCACCCACACAATATCGCCGATCTTTTCAATCGCCTCTCCGAACCACGACACTTCTTCGCCAGCTTTCGCTATGCCTCCGGCAAGGTGCTCTGCAAACATTGAAACAAACGGCGCCATGTCGACCGCTATTTGCGCCATAACTCCCTGTATCGCTTGCCCCAGATTGTGGATCGCATCCTTTGCCGCTTCGGCACCGCGGACGGAGTCTTCCGTGAACGCGACGCCCAGTCGTTCGGCCTCTTCGCCCATCTTCTCCAGGCCCTCTTTGCCCAGCGCAAGCGTATTGACCAACCCGACGCCCTCACTGTCGAACAGTGCGGCGGCCACGCGGACCTTGTCGTATGACGTACCAAGTTCGTTGACGCGGCCGGCAATCGCCTTGAACGCCTGTTCGGGCCGCATGGCGGCAAGCTGCTTCGGGTCAAGCTGCATTTCTTTCAGAACCTTGGCCGCTTCGCCACGACCTTGCGACGCTTGCCCGATCCGCTTGACCATCCGCTGGAAGCCGGTGTCGAAGGACTTGATTTCGACGCCTGTCTTCGCCGCCGCGTGCCGTAGCTTCTGCAACTCCGCGGTCTGGATGCCCAGCTTCTGCGACGTCTTCCCCAACGTGTCAAGGAAGTCGAGTTGCCGCTTGATCATAAACGCGATCCCGCCGCCCGCAGCAAGACCGGTCATCGCCGTGCCGAAGTTCAATAGACTCTTCGCAACGCGTCCGACGGATACACGGAACGCATTCAGTTTGCTGACACCAGACTTCAATCCGGAAGCAAACTTTCCGATGTTTGCCACTAGATCGATTCGGAGTTGTCCGACTGCTGTTGGCATCGCTTATCCTTCGGCCTGCCGTTCTTCGACCTTCTGTGCCGCGGCCTTGATCTCTTGCCGTTGCTTGGCTTCCCTTGCCTTCCGGTGTCGTTCGTTGATCCGGCGGGCGACGGCTTCCATTTCTTCTTGCGTTTGCTCGCGGCCGTTCGGCCCGTTGATCCCCATAACGAAACTACGCGGCGACGGCGGCTTGGCTCCCTTCTTCATGTGCGGGGCCAGGGTTGCCGATGCGATCATGCCGGCCCGCAAGTCGGCCCGTTGTTCGTCCCACGGGTCCAGCTTGTATGCGATCTCCTGCTCGGCAAGTTCTTCATAGGTGATCCGCTGGTACAATTCACGTCTTGACGGCATCCCGCACGTCCGGGCCAACAGCAGGTGAAACCGCAGGTCGGCCCGGTCAGTTAGTTTTTTTCCATCGTGTCCCGAGATTCCAGAGTCATCGTGTTGAAGCTACGGGCTTCTTCGATGATCTGTAGTAGCACGTCGGGATCGCGTCCGCCTAGGATGCGGCGATCTTCTTCGCTCTTGTCGTCGAAGCTTCGTTCGCCGTTCTCCTCGACGATCACGAACGCCGAAAACCAGACCAGGAATTCGTCGTCGCTTGCGCCAGAGTCTTCGGCGATCTTAGCAACCCGCATCACTTCGTCGGCCGTCAACTTGCGCACCCAGACGCACGGCGCGTCGGGTCCCCATTCGGGCGTTTCGACCTTCCGTACCTTGGCCTTATTTTTCACGTTGGCGATCTGATCTCTTAGTCCCATGATTCCACGATTCCTTCTGAGGTGTGCGCCCCGTTGGTTGTTATGCGTTGTACGGCTTGGCCGTGACGCTGGTTGTCTTGGCACCGTCGATACCGCCGCCCGGGCTGATCGCTGTAATGACGGCATTCGCGAACGATCCCCAGTTGTCGGCGCCGACCCCACCCCACTCGACAACGGTGGCGCCGGTATCACCAAGCGCTATCGTCCCCGGTGGAATTCCGACGACTTCCCAAGTGATGGTTTCGTCGGTAATACCCGGCTCGTACGTGTGTTCGCTATCGGCAGCTCCGGTGACGTCGACTTCGGCAGCCGTCCCATCGTAGTTCGCAGACACAAGCGGCGTCTGGCCGTTGTCGTCGAAGCTGACGGTCGTTGCGTTGAATCCATCGGGCATGGTATTGGCTCCTGTTCAGTTGTCGCCGTGCGTTACGTCGCCACGCTTGGCCGGAAAGTCAGGGAACTTGTGATCGGTTGGTCGACCGAACCGCTGATCGACAACCCCGTGATGGCCGCCGTGCCGGATAGCGTGCCCTCCGTGCCGGCGTCCGGCCACGTCACGGCAAGCGCCCCCTTGTCGCCGACAGCGATGTTCGTTGAGTCATCGCTTTCGTTGGCAGGGACGCCGGCCAGATCGACTGTCGTCGTGCTATCGGGCAATCCGGATTCAAACACGTGCGTTGAATCAGACGAACCGGTAACGTCGATTTCCGCGGCCGTGCCTTCGTCCGACAGGTTCGTAATCGTCCCGAGAGTAGCTGCGGTGTTATCACCCTCGGGGTTCCACGTGGCGGTCAAGCCATTGAAGCCATTGTCGGCCATTGGTCTTTCTCCGTGTTAGGTGTACTGAATGAAGAAGTCCATTGTCACGGCTTCTACATCCGGCCCCTCTTGTCCCTGCGGTGTTACTTGCGGTAGATCCGATTCCCCGTGCTTGTGGCACATTCCGATATCGGGCGACTCCGTATCGTCCGTCCAACCCTTCAATGCTGTAGCTACAGCAGCCGCCAGTCCCTTCGCGGCAGTGTACGTTGCACCGAAGCAGTTCACCTGCACCGTGCAGAACTCCGTATCGACTTGTCCGGTCGAATGGTTGATCGGTGTGGTGGCGACACGCTGATAGGTGATGGCCGGCAACGCTGTTCCCTGATAGCGCCCGATCGGATATATACGTGCATTGTCCCCGGTGCCGATCAAGTCCGTGACGGCACTCGTTGCTTTCAGCTTCACTACCATTCGACGCTCGGGCATTATCCGCGTCGCCGCCGAAACTTGGCGGCTTCCTCTTTGATGTTCTTTTCGAGCCGTTCGGTTATCAATCGAAACGCTCGCCCGCTCTGTTGGAACGCCGGCCGCATGAATGGCCTCGCCGGAACCGCCCTGGCGCGTTTGCCGATAAACACGCCCTCCGGTGTCCGCATGATTCGTTTCTCCGTCGGCGTAACCGCCACACGGCCACGCTCGACAAGGTGCCCGTAGTTGCCGGGGTCGACGTGTACCAATGTCGCCCCTTCCGCCTTAAACTTGGCGATTGACTTTTTCCCGACGCCGCGGAGTTTGCCGGCTTTGGTTCGCCGGAAAGTCCGTTTCATATGCGTTGGCCCGATTACCACAAGGCGCGTATCCCTGGCCTTCCGTTTCGCGGCGCGTGCCTTGATGCTCTTTTTCAATAGCCCGGTCTCGCCGACCGGCGCAGCCGATCGGGCGGCCGCCAGGATCGGCGAAGCGCCTTTCATCAGCGCCGGCCGAAGTACCCTTGCTCGCACGAACTTCGGTAGCCGAGCGAACATGGCCATCAGTTTCTTGTCGCCGGACAAGCGAATCCGTGCACCACCCGACATTGTTGACGTGACGGCCATCTACTCTTGCTCCACGCAGGCTAAGACCAATTCCCGGTCGCGCTCGTCCGTGTTCTGGACTCCGGCAATATCCAGGTACCGTGACCCAAACTTGATTCGCATATCCACCGTCACCCCGCTATCGTATTCGATCTTCACGACGTGGGTTACTTCTTCCCTTGTCTGCTGTGCCCGCTCGACCTCTCGGCTTCCCTGTGAATCGATCCCCGCCCATACGCCCGTCGCGTAGTTCGACCAGGACGTAGTCCGTTCGCTATACGCGTCCGGGTTGCTTGCCGTCGGCTGTTCAATCGTAACGGCGTGTCGTCGTTCTCCTATCCGGTGGACCATCATTCCCCCGTCCTAGTAAGTCGCACCTTGTACGGGGCTAACAGGGCCATGGTCGCGTTATCCGTCGGAAGCTTCGTGGCAGAACCATTGACAACCGTTTCCGGGAATTCCCACATATCGGCAACCATCATCTTGATCGCATGACGCAGCCCCTCGGGTACACTTGCACCGGCGGCCCCATATCCACAGACGCACCGAATCACGATATCATCCGTGTGCCCGCGGAAGTCAGCAGGCCAAGTTTGGTCATGCTTCAACCTCGCGGTGCCCACGCCCCACACCTCGCCCAATTCGTATACGTCGGTTGAAAGTGTCTGGAGCGTGTCGCTGGTATCGTAGTATTTGAAATAGGTGATCGACGAGACGGGCGGCCTCGGCAGGTAGATCGGGCTAGTGAAGCTGTCGTAGTAGAAGTCCCACGTCTGATTGATGAGCGCTCGCCACGTACGATCCTCGACGGCTACCCGGGCTACCTTCTGGTAGGCCTGCAATTCGGTGTCTCGATCTCCGCTGTCACCAGCTACACGCACATGGCGCAGCAGTTCAGCCAACAGGACCGGTTCGGCAAGTGGGGCTGCGGCGAGTGTTTGTTTCATTAGACTACGTCGTCGTCGTATTCATGAATTCCGATGTAGAAGTCGAGTTAGGTTCTGGTCTGCCACGGTCTGTCCTACTGCGGAATGATTGTCACCGTGAACGTGAACTCCGCCGCGGTGCCATTAACGATTACCCAGCGACACCGCCACACAGTTCCCAGCAAGTGACGCACGGAGCCCGAAGCAAGCGTGTCGCTCACGTCGAATGCACCTACCGCACCGGGGGCCACGATCTTGGCCACGTACCGCGCAGCGCCCGCGTTGCCGAGGTGCTGCTCGAAGTGAATCACGTCGAGCCAGTTTGTGCCGTCGAGCTTCGTCTGCACGAAACAGTCGAATGTATCATCTGCCGCTTGTTCGTCTGCCGTGATATCCAACACTGCGGCGAGCGCATCGATCCGTCCGGGGAGTTGGCCGTCATCGATAGTGCCGTTGCCGGTAGCCGTCTCCGCTCCCGACGCATGCAGCAATAGCCGCTGGTCGTAGACTTTGTTCTCTGGCCTTGTCATGCCGTGGATACCTTTCGCTTGGAGCCCTTGCGCTTGCGTGGTTTCGTGACCACATCAACGCGCTTAGGCGGTACCATGTTTGATTGCTTGACGCCCAATGGACGGTCGTTGCCGTCGACCTCTACGGCCCGGCCGCCGTGAATCCAGATATTGGCGGCGCCGTCTTCTACCGTGTAGACTTGCCCGGGCTTCAGTGCTCGGAACCCCTTCAGCATCTTGATTCGCATTTGATTCCCTCCACCACCTTGACGTTGGCCCCGGTCAGTTCGTAGCGTAAAGGGCCGTAGAAAACAAACTCTACGTCAGGACACGCCGTCACAATCGCCTGCGTACACTGCTCGATATACCGTGTGCGTTTCTGGCAGTTGCCGCCGATCTGCGGCTTGTCCCTATCGGCGTAGTTCTCCGCGTGTTGCTTGTATCCGTCCAGCCCAGTAGCTAGCACCCGTTCGGCTCCGTTGTTCACCGCGAATTGCAAGCAGTAGAGGCCGGTGTAGTTCATCGGCGAATACTCGCCGGAAACAAATTCAGTCGCCTTGCGGTGTCGTACCGTCTCTATGAAGGCGTCGTAATGGTCGACACCTCGGTTTCGCATCGCGTCCTGCTTGCGCTTCAGCGTTACCATCTTCGTTCCGCGACACTGAAGCTCGCGGCTTGCGTCATGGTACTCCCTGCAAGCATGCATATCGTAAACGAAAAAGTAGTCCGGCTTCTCAGCGAAACGGATTCCGCCGTTCCCAGCGATCGTCGTGGCCTCTGGACATTCCAGCAATAGACCGGTCGCCCAAAGCCCTGCGGACGGGCCAGCGCCAACCACTATCCATTCGCGAACGGCAGCCATGCTTCCGCCTTCTGTAAGTCCAGGGGGTCATCGATTTCCAGCGATCTTTCCTCCGGCTGCACGTAGAGCACAAGCTTGCCGGAGAATAACGGCCGCGTCTCTACTGGGGCGGGAACGATCATCGCGTACGCCGCGCCGGTTTCTCGGTACCGCGGCGGATTGTCCTGTCGCCGGCCGCGGGTGTAGCCTTCGGGCAGAATCAACTTCGGCTGCCCACTGGCGTCGATCGCCCATTGGTAACCGTGGTCCGGTACTACCGTCATAGCCGACTGTGAATCTGTCGACAGCATGGTGTCAACCAACCCGTCCAGGTCCTCAGCAGCCGTGAAAGGCGACGTGCATTGCATGCACACCAATACGTCGGGGTCGTAGCCCTGCTCGCTGAGCTTGTCCAATGCGTGCCGGAGTACGGGCCACGTACGCACCTCATTGCCGGCAAGGCACTCGGGCCTGGCGAGAACGTCAGCCCCGTACTTCACGGCAACGTTGGCAATCTCCTTGTCTTCTGTCGAGACGACTACCCGCGCAATCGCCTTCGACAATCGTGCCGTGACGACAGCCCTGCCGATCAGCGGTATACCGCCGACTGCGATGAGGTTCTTGCGGGGAATCCCCTCGGAGCCTCCACGCGCAGGAATGATACACAGCACTTCCACGGCAATCCTCCAAGCAAAACCGCACCCGGCCGGAATCACAGCCGGGCACGGACCCCCGCGCGGTTAGACGCGTAGGAT